CTCCAGATTTCTTTTTCAGTAGGATTACCAATCTTTGTGGTAATGTTTGCGGCAGTATTCCTTTCCATAACCATGTCCACAAAACTGGACTTCTGGTTATCCACAATGAACTTCATTTGACGGAATGGAACATTACTTTGTCCCTGCAACTGCCTTGACGCTACCTGACTATAATCAGTAGGAGGAAAACCTTTGTAGCATTTGTAGATACGACCCCACTTGCGTTCACGACCCGCATTATCTAATCGCAGGTTCCAACAAATTGTAAAAGCATCGTTTGCCGTTTGGACACGGCTTGTTGGGGCTACACCATTGGAATTAACTGTATTGAAACCCCATGAAGAAACACCTTCACGATTAACGATCTTTTTTGTTTTAGCCATTACCGAGTGATATTATTTAGTGCTTCTCTTCGTTTTTGACAGGCTGGACAATTTTTTGCCCGTGTTTCTAATTGGGCATTGATGCCAAATGTAGAAGCAACCTTATCTCCCAAATTTGCAAAACGGTGAATTACGTTGGCAACAGCATCTCCAGCTTCTTGCCAGCAATACTGACCCGCAATACGTTTACAAATTTGTTGCTCAATCAGATATTCTAAATTTTCTGGTATGGCAACATTCTTATTTGTCATGTCGGATTTGACCTTTTGAAAAAACTGTTTTCCAAAAGTCAAATCCATTCCGTTGACGCGATATGTGTTTCCCTTGTCGTCGCTATATTGATACCACAAGCCACCCGGAATGGCATCGTTTGGGTTTTTCAATCTCATGTGAACCTAATGCTTGCCGATATTTATAAAATAAGTCAAACTTTTATTCTTCATGGAATACAATGGCTTGATCTTGGAACCACCCAAGGACACAACATACGGACTTTCTATATTTGAAAATGTTCCACAATTCATCCGTGAGCTTACGGCTTATCGCTTGACTCGCGGAGAGTTTGGAAGGCGTGACAGGATCAAAAGGGGTATCCGACTAGAGGATACAGACCTCAAAAACCCTGCACAGCATATGGTCAACTGCTTTCAGTTGATTTATGGCAACGATGTTTTACTTCATTCACAAGAAATCGCAAATAATTACGCATTAGACATCATTGATTTGTTCTGTAATGAGAACGATTGGGGTATTGCGGGTTGTGCAAGTAGCGGAAAGACTTTCTCTGTTGCGGCTTGCATCGTTATTGATTGGCTTTGTGCCCCTGATTGCACATCGACTTACGTTGCCAGCACATCTTTGGATGCATCTGAAGACCGACTTTGGGGTAAAGTTTGCACCCTATATCGCATTGCTATGCGTAATCTACAGGCTCAATACGGCAAAGATACAAGCATTGGTAACCTTGTTGAGTACCGCAGGATGATTGTTTTTGAGTCTATTGACACAAAAGATGCCGAGCGTGACTATACAAATGCCATTAAAGCCCTTGCTTTTCCCCGTGGAGGAGAAGGAAAGCGTTCAGTAGAGAATACACGGGGCCGTAAAAATGCCAGAATGCGGTTATTTTTGGACGAGTTGGCTGAAATGGATCTTTATGCTTTGGACACAAGGGTAAACCTTGGTGCAAATCCTGATTTTATCTTTGGAGGAATGGCAAACCCCTCAAATACTGCCAACAATCCCCACACAGAGTTGTGTCAACCGGATCATCCTTTGGAATGGGACTCCGTTGATAGGTACACCCATAAATGGAAGACCAGAACTGGAGTTGCTTTGCATCTTTCTGGAGAAGATAGCCCAAACTTTAATAAACCAGATGCCGAAATACCTCCATTTGATAGGTTTTTGACAATTCAGGGAGAAGCTGCAACGCTAAAACGATGCTATGGCAATAAAAATGCCCTAGAATATTGGCGAAATGTCTATGGTTGGTGGCCTGATACTTCTGTTGAGCTTACAATTTTTTCAAAACAGTTCATTCAAGCCTGTGATATTGCTTGGGAACCTATTTGGAGCGATAGAACAAAGGTAGTTTGTGGATTTGACCCTGCATTTACGGCTGGAGGAGACCGTTGTGCCGCTACTTTTTGCCGTTTTGGGCCAAATGATACTGGTAGAAGGGTTGGTTTTTACCTTGGAACCAAAGAATATCAGACTTCCGTAGGGGATGTTTTTGAAGAAAGCATTGCCATGCAAGTTGTTAAAGACTGCTTGGAGTATGGGGTTCACCCAAGGGACTTTGGTTTGGATATTTCCGGTGATGGCGGCAAAATGCTACGGGCAATCATCATTGAATGGGGAAAATTCCATCCAGAGGCAATGTTCATTACCCCTATTTCTTCTATGGGGATGCCTACAGAAAGAAAAATCAGCAATCTTGATAAGCGCACTGCCAAAGAAGCGTACGATAGACGAGTTACCGAGTCGTGGTTTCAAGTTCATACGGCTATGTCAACGCAAAGCCTTGTTGGTATTGATGCTGAAAAACATTCTTCATTGGTAAATGAACTTTGCAGTAGGCTTTATTTCCACAAAGGAAGAAAAGTTGCTGTCGAAAAGAAGCTGGATATGAAACAGCGTATCAAAAAGTCACCCGATTTGGCTGATTCTTTGACCTATGCTGTTGAAATGCTCCGAAGGGCAGGGCTTGAGTTTACTTTTGCGGATCAGACTGAAGAATCCCTAGACATCCTAGAGATCAGAGATTGGGAAGATCGTCTTATCCATAGCAAACACAACGCTGAAGAGCAGATTGAAAATGATGAATGGGGTTATGGAGGAAGTGGCGTGGATGAAGATGGCTTCTAAAGATTAGATACATTGACTTGTTAAAAAAACGTAGTCATAATTTTAACACTTATGGCTAGGTTCTCCCCTCAAGAATTTCGCAACGGTTCAATGATTCCTTCTGTTATCCAAGGGAAGGTCGATTCTTCTGTTTCTAGTCTAATCAAGACACCTGATTCTACGCCATACGGTGGTGGTCAGTATAAAAGGAAACCAAGTTTCCTGATGTGTCCTCCTAAATACTTGTCCACAGCTATCCCGAACAACAAGTTCATGAAGGGACAAAAAATTGACACCGAACGGGCAATGCGTCAGTACACCAGAATCAAAAGATTAATTACGGCACTTGGTGTTAAAGTCATTGAGCTTCCTCCTGTCAAAGGGGCGCAAGACCAACACTTTGTTGCCAACCTTGGATTAAGCGTTGATCCTTTTGTCTTCATTGCCAAAATGAGTGCTGATGGTCGCCAAATTGAAGAAGAACCGGGACGTAGATTCTTTGAAAAGATGGGATATACAGTTCTTCAGCCACCTCATTATTGGGAAGGAGAAGCTGAAACAAAATACTGGAAAGACAAAACGTATTTTGGCGGTTATGGAAAGTTCTCTGATTGGAGGGCACAGGAGTGGATTTCCAAAAAGGCGGGTATTGAGATTATTCCCATGAAGATGGTGAGTGATGATCTTTATCATCTGGATTGCTGCATCCATGTCATTAATCCTGAAAACTTCATGGTTTGCCGTTCTGGTATTGATTCAGAATCCTTCAAGCGTCTTGAGAAACTTGCGAACATCATTGTCGTTCCGAAGGAGATGGAGGCAACTGGTGCTACCAACTTGATACGCATCCCTGATAAGAACATTGTCATCAGCGGTATGTTCCAGCCTGAATACCATCAGTATCGCAAGAGCATGGAATGGATGTTGACTACGATGGACAAGTTCAATAACTCTGTGATATTTGCTGACATTGATGAGGCAGACAAAAATGGTGCTGACTGTTCCTGCCAAGTCATGCACATCACATTTTAATGAAGAAAGCGTTCCTTAAATTTGTTGGATGGATTGCCTATGTGAATGGGCTTTGTCCTAATTGCCATCGTGAATTAACTGCTTGCAATGGATACCCTTGCCACATATGCAATGTCGCAAGTCAATTCAGACCACCAAATCTCTGGCAAAGATTCACAACTACTCTGTAAAAATATGGCAACAAAGAAAAGCGGCATCCACATCAAGGAAAGCCACAAGGGTCGCTTCACGGCGATCAAGAAAAAGACAGGCAAGACCACGGAACAGTTGAAGCATAGCAAGAATCCTGCTGTTCGTAAGATGGCAACATTTGCCCAAAATGCCGCTAAATGGCATCACGGCAAAAAGTCAAAATGACAAAAACAGCAACCACAACTTCCGCTAAACCAAATGCACATTTGCGTCCTGCTAGGGTCGGATATGGAGTTCTCAAGAAATCCAAACGAAAGCCTAGAAGTAAATAATCCTATGACACCGGAAAATGATGCGGCTGAAATTTGGAGTGATGCGTATCTTCACGGTGTAAAAAAATATATCTCCGGTAGCAAGGAACACAAAAGTCAGTTTTGGACTGCTGGAGCGGCATGGTATGCCAAGAATTTAAGGGACGAGCAGTTGGATCTTATCAGCTATCTGTATCATCTGTCGGAAAGAATCAAGTTGGTGGAATTGTTGGCAAATATGATGGAGGAAGAAGAAATTTCCTTGCGTGATGCCAGCACTCTGTTAAAGAACCTCGTCGCAGACAGACCACCACAATCTTTGCCGCACCAATCACATGACTAAAAAACCTGTCGGAGCAGTTATTGTTTCCGACCTCCATTGCGGTTCAGTCGTAGGATTGTGGCCTGACAATCATATTACCAGCACCGGAAACAAAATCGGGCTTGGTAACAATCTCCATCAGCGTTGGCTATGGGATTGCTGGCAAGATAAAGATGAAAAAATTGAAAAGTATTTTGGCAAAGATCCATTTGTATTGTTTATTAATGGAGATTGCATTGAGGGTCGCCATCATGGAAGTAGTGAAATTGTTGCGGCTCTAAATCTAGATCACAGTCTTGCGGCTATTGAATGCCTAAAGCCTTTGGCAAAAAAAGCATCAAAGATTTACATGACGGCAGGAACCGAATGCCATACTGGAGATTGGGAAAAGATGATTGCAAAAGAACTTGGTGCTGTATGGCTTTGTGACAAAGGTCTTATTGAACTCAATGGAACTCTCATTGATATTGCCCACCATATGCCGACCAGTTCTAGGGCATATCTTGAGGCTGGAGCTATGAGTATTTGCATGGGAAATGCCCGTCAAAATTATTCTCGTGTTGGGCATAAAGTTCCCAAAGTCTATCTTCGAGGCCATAGACACACGGGTGGTGTTTTTAATGATGGCAATGGCATTTTTATGGTTAGCCCTGCTTGGCAATTGCTTACTAGATATGGTCACAAAGTTGTGGGCGATGCTATTTGCCGCCCCGGATTTGGCATCCTTGATTGGAGAGGATGTGAAGAAGGAGAACTTCCAGCAACCAAACTCATACAGTATGCCCCTGAAGAAACCAAGCCCATCCGAAGCTGATCTATTATCTTCCATTAGAAATCTAGACAAATGGAAACAACTTCTTAAAGAAGAAGAAAATCTAGGAGAAGATTGGCTTTCTATTGAACAAGTAGGAAAATTGTTAAATAGAAAATCAACTCAAACAAAAATTAAGCTAAAGCAGCTTATGGTAGAAGGTAAGGTAGAAATGAAAAGGTTTTCAATTTATTCAAATGGAAGTCAAACATATAAGAATTATTACAAGTTGATTCTATGAAAATAAACTCATATTACCTTAAATGTGATGTTTTAAAAACTGGATGCTGGATTGTTTGGCCCGTTACAGGAAAAACTGCAACCAAGTGGTTTAAGGACAAATTTGGAGTTGAGTATGAGTTTGAGCTTTTAGATACAACTTCCGATGCTTGTGCTGTTCTTGGAACTGTTCCTATTATTTTTTTAACCAAATGGCAAAATACAAACTATTGGATTTCCAATTTAGTTCATGAATGCATTCACATTTCCAATTTTATACTCCAATCAAAAGGTATTCAGGAAAAAGATTCCTGTGACGAGATGTTGGCTTATCTCGTTGGATTTCTCGTTGAAGGCTTTTTAGAAGCCCTCAAAAAGAAGCGTTAAGCAAATTGCAGAAGATGCCCCTGATGGTGAGCAATGAGCTGGAGGATTGCCTTACCTTCATTGGTGGCAACGTGTCCGGTTCCATTGCATTTCCAGCAAGGTTCACCTTGAGCATCGTCGTACCAATCATGGCCTGTTCCACCGCATTCATCACACACCTTTTCAAGCGCATCTTTGTTGAATAGGTTATTCATACCAACGCTCCTTTAAGCGAAATTTTTTTCCAGATCAAGTCTTTTTTCTAAAATAAATGAATACACAAAAAGAATTATTGGATGCGGCAAAAAAGCTAGCGGATATGGGGGAGGATTACGGAGTGATTGTGGGGGATTTGGGGCCAGAAGAAAAACTCTGGTTGAAGCACTACGTCCTCAAATTGCCTGAAGAATTGGCTAGAAAAACGATTTATGGTCGTGCAGTTTGGAATACTCGCCCGACGATTTCTAGAGGCCGTGGAAGGCCAAGCAAATAGCAATTACCGGATGGTGTAAGGGTCGCACAGGAGACTTTGACTCTCCTAGTCATGGTTCAAATCCATGTCCGGTAGCCAATCTTGACATTGGGAGGTAGTCGGATAGTCTGACTGCCGCTAGAAAACCCCAACCAAAAAACCATATGCCAAGCAAAGAACAACTGATTGAAGAGAACGAGAAGCTCCAAGAGGTCATAGTTTCCATCCACGACACCCTCTCAAGCCTTTTTGAGTACATCAATGATCACATTGATATTGAATTTGATGTTGAGGACGAAGAAGACGAAGAAAGCGAATGCGACTTCTGCGGTAAGTAATTCTCATCCATAATTTCTCCTGCACCAAAACCTGACAGGTTGAGGTGGGGAATCAGGAGAAAGCTAACCCCATCTGGTCTAACGGCTGGATGGGGTTTTCCTTTTAAAACAAAGAACCCCCTTTTGCACTTGCTCGCTGGCAGAGGTGTGGGGGTAAATTGGAGAATGGCAGACATCCTTATCAGGGATGCAGGGGTCACGATCCTACTGCCATTTCTTCGTGATTGATGACCCCTCTGTTTGAGCATTGTTAAGAGGCTTAAGGGGTTCTATTAAATTGGGATTACCATACAGGTC